GATCTGCTGGCATTCGTCGATAGAAGCTGGCTTAAAAATGGTCTACGTTCTATATCAACTTCATACAGGCGAGTAAGATTAAACAACGGAGCAGGAATTGAAGTTGTAGGATTGGACAAGCCCGAACGTATCGAAGGCCCTCCATTGGATGGCTTTGTTGGCGATGAGTTTGGCAACTTCAAGTCAACAGTGTGGGGAGCAAACTTACGCCCAGCTCTTTCTACTTTGAACCGTCCGGGATGGGCGGATCTTATTGGTGTTCCGGAAGGGAAGAACCATTATTTTCAATTAGCCGAAGATGCAAAAGACAAAGACGACTGGGATATTTTCACATGGGAGACATCTGAAATAAACCCAGAAGAAGCAGACGCTGCACTTGGTGACTTAGATGCCTTAACTTATAGCCAAGAATACGGTGGGGCATTCGTATCGTTCAAAGGCCGAACATACTATGCCTTTAATAAGGAAATGAATACTCCTCCTGAAAACGAACGTGTCACTTACAATCCAAACTATCCTTTGTGCTTCTGCTTTGACTTTAATAGGATTCCCGGTAACTGTGTCATCGTGCAAGATCTACCTGCTCCTCCATGGTTGATACAACGGAACGGCTGCAATCGTGGTCTCATCAGTTGTGCTATCGATGAAATCTTTATAACACAAGACAGTCATACTGCAAAGCTCTGTGATATACTAATTAAAAACTGGAAACACCATCGCGGAGAAGTTCATCTATACGGTGATGCAACTGGCGGAGCAAAACGTTCTTCCGGTGTGCGAGGCAGCGACTGGGATATCATCAAGGATAAGTTTGACGGAATCTTCAATTTTGAATGCGAATACAAAAAGGCAAATCCAAACGTCCGTGTCCGCATCAATGCAGTAAACTCCCGGATGATAGCGGCAACTGGATTTGTAGGAACCATCGTAGACCGTAAATGCAAACATCTCATCCGCGACTTTGAAAGTGTAACATGCGATGACGAGGGGAATATTCAAAAGAGTGACAAGACAAGTTTATTAACACATATCTCAGATGGCTGGGGATACTATGTTGATAAGAAATATCCATTTGGCGGTGGAGGCAAATATTCATGCTGCGAATTTTAAGAGGACAATCATGGGCAGAACAAAAAGACACGACAAGGACAGCGGTGACGACGGGACTGTAAACTTTAGAAGTAAACGCAAAGGCCAACAATCTCGGAAGAAACGCAAAGGCAAAGCCAATTTACAAAAGGCGGTGTCATTGCGGAGCGAGCGGTATGTTCCATCAGTGCCGAACGGTGAAACACTGGCAGCGATGGGCGAAATTGCAAACGGCAAACTTCGGACATTTGATACAGTTGAGGAATTCTTAAAGGAATTACATGAGCCGGACGACACGTAAAAGTGCAGACGAAAATGACCCTCGTTGCAGTTCAGAAATCGGTGACTGCGATTTCCTTAAAAATTTATCAGGCAGGGATGGACAGGAAGACTCTCCTCCAAGCAGTTTCAAACGGCTGATGCGTAAAAGCACAAGAGCAAAAGAAAAGAAAGCATTAAGAGGCGGAAGGCAAATTCCACTGTTTAAGAAAACACATTTCTGGGATTGGTTTTAATGAAATCCGCAAGACGCCGACACGATTATAAAAGGTTGCAACATGCAAGACGCTTCTACTGGTTTGGCTTGGAAGATCCGCATACTCCAGCACAGAGCGGGATGGTAGTTGCAACTCCGCAGCCGTGTGGAAAAACCTGTTGCAGCAATCCACGAAGGTGGAACGGCGAAAAGACAATGCAAGAACGTAGAAAATTTCAAAGAGAAAAATATTAACGCAATTTCTGGATGGAGGTGAGTTACCGAAAGTCCACGTCAGGCATGGCGGAACTTAATCACTTAGGCATCCGGAGCTGAAAGCGGAATACCTGCCTCCATCCAAAAGTTGCGTTGAAAATTAAAATCACAAAGGAAAAAGAAAATGCCGGGAATAGAAAACAAAACAGATGCACAATGGGAAGCGGAAGGCGACGCCAGAACTTTGTCGGCTGCTAACATAATTCTTAACGATGACAAACGTTGGAACGCTGCTAAGAAAGCTGCTGCGAATTTGGCCAAAGAAATTTCCAGTGAATTGGAGGGCCTATTAAAAATTGCAGGGAAGGGAACCAAAGTCGAAGGCATGAATGTTATCAGCAAGGATTAACATGAATGTGAAACTCTATATTCTAATCTGGCTTGTGCTCAAGCTGGTAGTTGATTCCATAACGTTAATACTTATCGTAAATGAATTCAAACAAAATTAATTGAGGAGACACGAAATGCGAAAGAAAATCATGTGGTTCTTGCTCGCCATTTTGATGACGCTGAACATCTTTGTCATAGGTTGTGCTTATGACAAGGAGACCGGCGAAATTAAAATTAATCCGGCGGGATACAAGAAAGTGGAAGATACGATGCAAGGAGGTATCGACATCCTTGGTATCCTTGGGCCATTACTTGGGCCAGTCGGCGGACTTGCGACCGGTGCAGCAGCGATGGGACTTGGTCTTGTCAGAAAGTTTAAGCCACAAATCTTAGCAGTAAAAAATGAGGCACAACTTTCTCATACCGTCGCGAGTATCGCAGTACAAACTTTGGAAGAATTGAAAATACAGAATCCAACTGAATGGGCTAATCTCGCAGGAGGTGTTCGCAAATTGTGCGAGGACAGCGGTGTTGACACTGTCATCGTGAAGAACGCAATTCGCGGTCTTCGTGGAATGCCTGCTTTACCATAAATCAAAACGCTGTAATCCGGCGGATTACTATACGATAGAAAACCTTGACGCAACCAGTCAAGCACTAATGCAAACCTATAAAGTGACCAACGGAGTGATCAGGGTTTTCTTTCATGCAGTATTCCAAAATGTAAAGCTGCAAACGAAGTGAGTCACTTGGCAGTAAGACTCAGGGGAACAACGGATTGTTTGCAACCGAAAAATCAACTGCACATATATCTTAATAGGCGGGACCCCCATGGAGGGAAAATATCCCGCCGAAATTATAACATACGAACATTGGGAGTCATCTGGAGTTTAGGACTCAGGCCAAAAACAAACTCCATATATCTTATAGGCGGGATCTTGCTATAAAATCCCGCCGGTATCATAAATTGTATAGGAGCTCAGACTGGTGGAGTCCTTCAAAATCCACCGACAATAATAAGCGGGACCCGAAGTATAATATCCCGCTGCAATAATAAACTATAAACGCCAATGATCCACGAGGTCGTTGGAGGAATATCAATCTTTCTAAAGGCGGCGAACCATGGAAAAGATTACGAAGACAGTTTTATGTGCGAGTGTAGCTGGCCGAGAGCAGCAATTAAAAGTTGCAATACGAAGCATTTATAATCAAGTGGACGAAATTCACTTAGTGCTCAACTTTTATCTGGAAGTCCCGGCTTGGATAAATAAACTTACGAAAGTTTATACGTATCTGAATCCAACGAACAAGAATGCACATGATGCAATCTGGTTTCGTGTTATTGGGCTTGAATCCGTAGACAAAATGAAAAACGATTGTGCGGGACGGCTTGATTATTCAGGGAGCAGATATTATTTTACAATTGATGATGATTTACTATACCCGGATGACTACATCTCCGTGATGGTAGAGGGTATAGAACGGCACGAACGCCGAGCGGTGATAACTGCTCACGGAGCGAATATCGTGCGACCTGTTAAAGATTATTTTGAGTGTCGGCACACTTACATTTTCTCGGACAGGCTGGAACGTGATATCTTTGTTGACATGGCCGGAGTTGGTTGTAGTGCATGGCACTCCAGCACAATTTCGCCGACACCAAATGATTTTCCTATTCCGTTTTGTCGCGACTTATGGTTTGCGATAAAAGCCAAACGGGATGACGTTCCATTAGTTTGCCTTCGGAGGCCAACTTCATGGATATTACCATTGAAGACCGAAGGCGAAACAGTTTACGAGCTGACACGTAGTAATGAAAAGCTCAAAGCTCTCAAAAACAGAATACTGAAAGAACAACTGCTTCCGCTGCTGGCTTTCGGAAACAACTGCAAAGATTACGTTTTGATGACAGACTACGATTTTGATGAACGTCTTGTAGCTAATTCCTTGGCGACACTGAGTAATGTTTGTGTCAGCAACAATATTATCTTCACAAACAAACCTAAGATTTATTCTTCAGGTGCTCCGCTTACGCAATTCGTAACAGATGAAGAGCGGGCGATTGGAATTGCTGGTTCAAAAATTATAACACAC